CATTAAATATCAACGGTGTTAAAGCAGCAAGATTCTTTGACAGAGTGCAGTTGTATACAGACGGCACTAACGATTTAGTTGGTGATTCTTCACTGTCAAATGCGATTGTTATTGCTAGTGGTGGTGGTAATCCAGGAACAATTTTGACAGCTGTGGGATTTACCGCAGGCACATATTATGGTCCTCAACTACAAATGAGCCCACATACTTCTGTTCCAGAGTTTAAGTCTACTGATGCAGCACCTCGTCCAAGCGGCAGTGTATGGATCAAGACAACTGAAGCAAATATTGGTTCTCGTTGGAGATTGAAGGCATGGTCAACAGCTACAGCATTATGGACAGCCGTTGATGCATCACTATATGCAACACCACACGCAGCTATCTATTATCTAGATAGAACAGGTGGCGGTGCTAAAATTCCTAAAAATGCTGCATTTGTTCAATACAACTTTGAAGAAGATTTTGGTTACGATTCAACCCCGCAAACCGCAACATTTAGAGTGTGGAAAAGAAAACAAGTTGGCCAAACAAGTATTGCTTCTACTGTAGTAGCCGCAAGTACATTTACTGCTGGTCTAAACACATTCACAATACGTGAAATGAAGTTAGGCACATTAGCATTAGATTCAGCTAAAACAGTGCAATTTACAGCAGCAGGTACAGCAGCCGATGCTGATAGACTAGCAACAGCAATTAACGCACTAGCATTAACTCAAGTTGAAGCCAGTGTTACATCTAACAATGAAATTGTTATTGTTCATAAAACAGGCGGTGACATTAGATTCACTGACGGTACCAACGTACCATTAAGCAAGGTGTTTAGCGCATTTAATTTGTCAACACTAACTGGTACTGCTAATTTATATGAAATGCCTGCAGGTGATGGCGGAACATTCCTAGCATCTAATTGGGTTCCAATGGCAACTGCGGATACCGACTTTAAAGTAAAAGCAAGTGCTCCATTAAACGAAGCAGCAGATGGCCAGTTATGGTTTAATCCAAGCTTTAGCGATGTTGATATCATGGTTCATAATGGTACAGTATGGAAAGGATACAAATCTGTATTCCCTACTACTGATCCAGCAGGTCCTATTGTTGCAGCATCTAAGCCAACAACACAAAGCGATGGAACAGCACTAGTAGATAATGACTTATGGATTAGCACAGCAGATCCAGAAAATTATCCGGTGATGTATAGATATAACAACAGTGCAAAAGAGTGGACACTGATTGACAAAGCCGACGACCAAGGCGACGAAGGTGTAGTCTTTGGTGATGCACGTTATGGTTCAACTGGCGCAACAGGTAACACAGCAGCAAGTATTGTTGATTTGTTAACCAGTGACTTTGTTGACCCAGATAGTCCTGATCCAGCACTTTATCCACGTGGCATCTTATTGTTTAACACAAGACGCAGCAGCGGTAACGTTAAGAAATATAGAAACAACTACATCAATGTTAATACAGATAACACTAGATATCTAGGTCAATCAATGGCAGCATACGCAACTGATCGTTGGGTAACTGCTAGCGGTAACCAAGAAGATGGTTCCGGTACATTTGGTCGCATTGCACAACGTCAAGTAGTTATTCAAGCATTGAAATCAGTGGTTGATACAAGCACAGAGATTCGTGACGAAGAACGCCGTAACTTTAACTTGATTGCTTGCCCAGGTTATCCAGAGTTGTTAAGCAACTTGAATAACTTAAACTTGAATCGCGGTGTTACATCGTTTGTTGTTGGTGACACTCCATTCCGTTTACCAGCTAATGCAACTGCATTAACTAACTGGGGAACAAATGCCAATGGCGCACTAGACAACGGTGACAAAGGTATTGTTACATACGACGAGTATTGTGCAGTGTTTTATCCAAATGGATTTACAACTGACCTAAGTGGTACAAACGCAGTAGTTCCAGCATCACACATGATGTTGCGTACAATTGCATTAAGCGACCAAGTTAGCTATCCATGGTTTGCACCAGCAGGTACAAGACGTGGTGGTATTACTAACGCTACCGCAGTTGGTTATCTAGATGCTTCTACTGGTGAATTCCAGACAGTGGCATTGAACGAAGGCCAACGCGATACATTATATGATATCAAGGTAAACCCAATTGCATTCTTTAACGGTGTAGGCCATGTTAACTATGGTCAAAAAACTCGTGCTAAGAATGCCAGTGCTTTAGATCGCATTAACGTTGCACGTTTAGTAGTTTACTTACGTAGTCAATTATCTAAGTTAGCTCGCCCATATGTGTTTGAACCAAACGATAAAATCACTCGTGACGAAATCAAACAAGCATGTGACAGTTTGCTATTAGAATTAGTAGGCTTACGAGCTATCTATGACTTTGCAGTTGTTTGTGACGAAAGTAACAACACAGCAAGCAGAATTGATAGAAACGAGCTTTATGTGGATATTGCGATTGAACCAGTGAAAGCCATTGAGTTTATCTACATCCCATTAAGACTAAAGAATACAGGGGAGATTTAATAAATGGCTATTACTTCATTAAACAAGTACACAGTACCGCTAGCTAGTAACCAATCTAGCTCAACACAAGGTCTGTTAATGCCAAAACTAAAGTACCGCTTCAGAGTGGTACTACAAGGTTTTGGTGCAAACGGTTCAATCTCTACAGAACTAACTAAACAAGTTAGCGATGTTACAAGACCAAAAGTATCGTTTGAAGAAATTGAAATCCCTGTTTACAACAGTAAGGTTTACCTAGCTGGCAAGTACACATGGGAAACTATGACGCTTAACCTACGTGACGATGCTTCCGGCAACGTACAACGTTTGGTTGGCGAGCAAGTTCAAAAGCAGTTCGACTTCATGGAACAAGCTGCTGCACGTTCAGGCATTGATTATAAGTTTACAACTAAGATCGAAATCCTAGACGGTGGCAATGGCGCACAAACTCCAAGCATTTTAGAAACATTTGAAGTGTATGGTTGTTTCATTCAAAATGCTGACTACGGCGAAATGAACTATGCAACAAACGAGCCAGCAACAGTGGCATTAACAATTCGCTTCGATAACGCTATCCAGTACAAAGGTGGCGCAATTGACGGTATTGGTCGTTCTATTGGTACTAGAATTGCAGCAGGTGCAGGAAGCACAGGCGGCGGCGCTACAAACTAATCAATATTGGTTTAAGAAAAAGCTCGGGAAACCGGGCTTTTTTTATCGGTAAATAAATGTATGGCAGATAAATTTACAAGATTCCTAACCGGCGTTGTTAACGGCGCAACAAACCCCAAAGGTCAAATGGGCAACTTCCGCCATGCGACTCGTATGTTTGTGGATAACAACTATGCATTGGCACCAAGAACTAAGTTTATGTTCTATGTGCAATTTGACATTGATAGTCTAGCAGCTGGTGCAACAGTATTCAAAATGAAACACGCTAGAGAAGTTGGCATACTTTGTAAGTCAGCAGATCTACCAAAATTTACCTTTGATCAAATTACAAAAAATCAGTATAACAGAAAAAAGATTATCTATAAGCAGATCAATTACGATCCGATTAATCTAACTTTTCACGACGATAATACTGGTGTTATTAACGCTCTTTGGGCTTTGTACTACGGTGCATATGTAGTTGATAGACAACTACCCAACGCAGCATACAAGGCTAATCATTATCGACCAGCTGGTCAGATTATGAACAATTATGCCTACGGTCTAGATAATAATGTAACAGTTCCGTTTATTAAAAGTATTTCGATTTACACAATGAGTCGTCGTAGATACAACGGATACACTTTAGTTAATCCAAAAATTATTAATTGGAATCACGGTAGTATGTCGTATGCAGAAGGTGGTACTGCAGAAAGTACCATGCAGGTTGCCTACGAATCTGTACAATATAGTACAGGCAAAGTGTATCAAAACAATCCTAAAGGATTTGCCAATCAAGCCTACTACGATTTATTGCCAAGTCCATTGAGTGTAGCGGGTGGCGGTACTGTTAGTCTGTTAGGTGAAGGCGGAGTGTTAGCAGGTGCAGATCAAGTATTCCAAAATTTTGCAGACGGTACTGCATTTGGTAGCATCGGTGGTTTCTTAAATACAGCCATTGCCGCAGTTAACACCGCGCAGAACATAGCATCACTAACTAAAGAAGGACTTGCATCGGAAGCATTAAATTTGCTTACTAGTGATTCTGGTATTGACGTTGGCAATGTAGTCAGCGGCGTTCAAGGAGCATTTTTTCCAAAGAATGACGCAGCTCAAGCAGCCACACAAGCATCACAACGAAATCTTATAGGACAATAAATGAGCACGAATCTAC